CGATGTTCTCACATTCGTTTGTCCAACCAGATGGCATTCCATTATATCCGATTGAGATGATACGATTATCTTTTACGACAACCGCACCGACCTGCAATCGTTTTGCACTGGACAATTCTGCGAATCTCTCCGCAGTGTCCATAAATGCATCAATCCACTTCTGTTTCATCGTATCACTGCTTGTCCTACGACTGCTCCAGGTTTTTGCAGTGCTTCATCACGCTTGCGTTTATATTCTTCGTTATCCACTTGCATCAACTGCATTGTATTTGGTTGAACTGCAGATACCTTTGGTTCATCATCCAACTCTTTGAACTTGTCTTCACGATTTTTATTCTTACCTGCTGGCATAGTCAATCGTTTAGCATCTTCTGTTGCAATCTTAAACTGCACGTATGCACGATAAACATCACCTTCTTTGAACACAGCAATGTTCTCTCGTTTGAACATACCAATGGCTTGCTTTACACGAACCTTAGTGACACGATCGATTTCTCGTTCAACAGCAGAACCAGATCCTGCAGTCTCAAGTGTAGACTCACGAGTAACAGAATCAACATCTGTCTTCAATCGTGCAGCAAGTTGAGTCTTAGCATTGATTGTTGCTTTGTCGATGGCAAACTGCATATCTTTAGATACATCAGTTGCAGTGACTACAATAAACTTCGTGTCATCTGGATCTTTTGCAAGATACCATTGAGGAATGTTATCGAGTTTGTTGGCTGGAATCTCAACTGTTTTGTTGGGATCTGCCTTAAAGGTTGAACATCCAGATAAGGCTACCATAGATGCCATTGTACAAATCATAATATATTTCATTTCAAGTTCTCCGTTTAATAACAAAATTGTGATACACCACTCGCCTAGCATTAATAGGCACTGACGAAATCTGTCGATAAATCTCATCTCTCGTCATACTACTACCAAAAGTAATCTTAACTTTGGTGAAGACTGCCATCAGGGTATCTTTACTTTCGGGAGCATTAGACATTATGTCTGCTTGCCACCAGATACCATTTGGTAAAGTCAACTTACCATGTAAGAGATTACTCTTAATTCCATCGTAGGGATACATCATATGCATCTTGTCATCGTAAACACTAAACAAGTAAACATACATTGGCTCTCTAGTAATTACATCAAATGGGTATTTCTGCCCATTGTATGCAAAGTTGCTGGCATTCTCAATGTCTCCTGCCAGTGGTCTGCTTTGGTCAAGTTCAACCTTAACCTCAACAACACAAATATCTTTTTTCTGCTTTACTTTCTCGCTTAATACTTTCTTTAAAGTACCAGCAGATTCGATCTCAGTTTTCTTAACATACTCGCATTCAATGCCTTCTGCATTTCTTTCTCTGCAAATATGTTGCTTCTTTACTTCAAACTCTTTCTCAGCGTAGCGTTCAATGGCATCACTGACAGCAAGTGCCTTTGCTATATTACAATCAGTTGATTCGCCAGTTCCAAACGAAACATCTGCGTAAGCATTGGCACAGAGCAACAACCATAATATAGCAAACTTCTTCACTTTACGCTTTCGAATCCTCAATGATTTTATCTAACTCTTTTGCTGCATCCCAATACTCTTCTGCAAGACCTCGCCACTTGACAACTTCTAATTCATCACCTTCCCAGCGACTCCATGTCTTACCATTCCACTCACAGTACTGAGGAAAATCCCAAGCAATAGTAGTTACTTCATAACGACCAACATGAGCAGGATTTACTGATGCGTCAAACCATTCTGTTCGTTCTAACTCACCAAGAGTTTCTTCAAACTGCTCTTCTTCGTATCGTTCTAGATCTTCAAGAGCATTGGTAAAGTCAAGAATGTCTTCAGGCAATTCTTCAATTGAAGCACGATCTGTCCAATCCAACTCAAAGTCTTCATTAAAACCATCTTCGAAACGACCAGCAAATCCCATTCCAGGTTCATGATACATTGCACGAACAGACCATCCACATTCTGTCTCTAAGTATTCATACAGTGCAATTGGAGGAGACCAAGCAGAGTCAAAGTGCATGACAATGGTGTTGTCATCTTCTCGTTCCCAATCCATCATGGAAACATCCCACTTACAACCCCAATTCTCGCATGACCAACCATAGTCCCACTCACCAGCAGGGTTTGGTCGTAGATAGTTAAATGGTTGAGCATCTTCTTTAAGCAATTCTTGCTCAAGACCATCAACTACTTCTTTATTATCGTGGTGCACTGTGGCACTGTTATAACACCAATTAGGCATAATATGTTCCTCTCAAATCATAAATTGTTTAAACAAACTAATCACATCATCAATGTTATTACAGAACACTGAGATTTTCTTCTCATTATCACCTGCATGAGTATCATAGTCTAACTTGACCAACCACTCAGTGATTTTCTTCTTTTTATCTTCGCTGTTATCAGCAACTTCGATAGTAACACGAATTGGATCTAGCGAGTTTGCATCCCAATAAAAACTGAAATACATTGCACTTCGAGCAGAACTCAATATGAATGTAGTTGTGGAATTGATTTTAACTTCTCTAAGTTTACCACGAAATACATCATAGTTGTTGATGTACCATTCAGGTAAATTAGCAAAGTTATCATATTGCTCTGACTTGAAATCAGAGAACATAGAGGACAATGGTAACATAACAAAACATTCCTTATAATGACCAGACACACTGTTGCCATCTGGATTTTGTGTAACAATCAAATAAGACTCTAACAAGAATGACTGCCAGTCTTTCTTCTCTTCAAACTTCTCTAGATTCCTAGCAACGATGTAGCAGTCATCGGGATTGAATGCCTTATCAGCTACATGCGAGTAACAACGATCCCCATTACCCTTTCCAGTGTAGTAAGGAACACCATGCGAGTCGATGTATTGGTATACATACTGTCCCAGTGTTGCAAAGAATTCAGAACTCGGTTTCATAATATAATTATACTACAAAAGTTATTGCAAGACAACCTTTATTTTTTTGGAACTTTTACCAATACTGTGTAGTCAAATTGATTCTTTGGAATCTCGCAAGTATATTCACCATCGCCTGTTGCCCAATTAACTCCATCGTTGGATGTCATCTCTCGACTAATAAGTTTTGCAGTTTCAAACTCTTTGATTAGAACTACAACTTGCTCTGGTGAATAAACCCTAAGTTCGGCTGGAGATTCTAAATTCGTATTAGTGTTTTTAACTTTTACTATTTTCATTGGATTTCTCTTTTTTAACAGGTGGTGGAATGATTCCTGCATCACTCACCAATTTGTGCGTAATCTTTGGATACATTTTATGTAACTTTTGATCTTTAACAGCGATAAGAATTGCAGCTTCTGTAGGATGGATACCTTCCAACAACCCAATAAACAATGCTTCTCGTTTGAGTGGTTTAAGATCTGCACGCATGAATACATACATTTTCTTACACTCTGTAAACAAATTTGTATCTGTCATTCCAACTGGTTGATCAGCAGGTTTGAATGGTGGCTGACCCTCTGGCAAAAGCATCTTGTGTGATGGTAAAAATGCATGAGCAAATAATACCTTTAACAAGAATTCGTTCTTATGTTTCTCAATTGTCTTGGGATCGTCATTGATCTCCTTGAGCATTTCTGTTATGTATTGTTTCATTTAAAAGTCCTCTATTTCGTCAAGCAATAATCGGCAACGATTTTCCATAAGATAATTCATAATTTTCATCTTATCAGTATTCGGAATAATATTTATGTATGCTTTAATAATGTCTTCTGAAACATCTGGTGGAATAAAATCAAAGTCTACAAGAGTTGCGTTACGATGCCAGTTGCGTCGTTCCTCGTCATTCTTACATGCAATGAATCCATTGGCAAAGAACTCTTGAAGTCGTTTAGCACTCATTGGCTTTTGTCGTTCACCTTCCATAAACACATTGTCTTTACTAAGAATGTTTGGCACTCCATCACCAGTATCACCCTTAACAATATGCTCAATCTTATGTTCAATGATTTCCTTATGAGTTGCAGTAATGTATTTCTTCTGCATTGGAGACCACTGCTTGACATTAGGATACAATTGCAACTGCTTGAAGTCTTTATCAGAGGACAGAATTAATATCTTCTGTGGCTCTTCAACCAATCCTTGTTGAACTAGAAGATTCTCTTGCAGATACTTAACCATTACTGCAATGATATCGTCTGCTTCTGCACGATCCACATGAACAACACGATATGGAAAGTAAGTTGCAAGATCAGTACGCA